AGTGACGATCTGGTGTAGATACTAACATGTGACGTGACGCTGTTGGTGCACCAGTTATAATTGTTGCTCTTGTATCTGTTGCATTAGATAAACTAGAGTCCCAAGAAAAAACAGCACTATCATGAATTAAACAAATAGCTTTGTCACCAAAGTTATCTAGTGACCACATCCCTGGTTCAAGAACTAAGTCTCCTGATGCAGCTTCACCCCAAGCAACAAAATCAGATGTGTTCGTAACGGTTGCCCCATCGCTATGAGCTGCTTTAGATGTGCCTCTGACTCCTCTTGTAATACCAGTTAAGTCATTACCAGAAACACCCGTGTATGATATTTCCTCTGTTCCTACTTTAATAAAATTGGTACCTGAAGATGGAAAGTTAGTTGTACTTGTTAATGTAATTGAAGTCCCTGATCCTCCAGTTCCAGCAGTGTCATTTAATAAAGCACCATTTAACGTTGTGGTGATAGCACCTGCTGCTTCACCACCCCAAGATCCTAGTCCCCAACCAAATCCTTTTGCTTGAACAGCTGGACCAACTGTGTAATATTTTTGTATCCTAATTCCACCTGATGTTGTTGCACCAGATCCACTTTCATTTGAAGGCATTGTAAGTGTTGCTGTTATGTTAGTTGGTGTGCTTGCAACCATAAATTTTTTATTATCAAAATCAGATGCGCTAAAATTAGATCCTGTGATTGTTGTAAAATTATCTAATAAAAGTATGTCACCAGGTGTCAACCCATGTGCGCTTGAAAAAGTTAATGTAACTGTAGGTGATCCGTTAGTCGTGCTAAAAGCATTTGTAAGCGTGGTTGTTGTTTGAATAGGGTGTATGTCATAGAACACACCTCCTGAGTAAGCATATAATATTCTGTTAGTTCCTATAATAGCATATTTTCTACCTAAACTATTAACAAAATGATGTAATCCTCTACCTGCTCCTGTAAGTTCATTTTCATTTAAAGTTCCTAATTGATTCCATCCACCTATTTTTTCAGGTGTTCCATATCTAAATCTAACATTATCACAATCTACCCACTGACCTTCTGCTCCTGTGGGTGTGATTTGTTTATTTATACCAGGTTGAAATCCAATTTTTTGAAGCATAGCTTAATAATTATATAGGATTTTTATTGTTTTACTACCTAAAATTTTTGCCTGTGATCCAGCCAACAAGAGAGTTTCTCTCTCCTTTTGAGACTTTGGTCACTTCGTGTAAAGTATAACTAGGAAAACAAAACAAACTTCCTTTAGTTTTATCTAATACAGTTCCTTTTGAGCCATCAAACAAAACCAGGTTTCCTCCTTTGTAGTCTTTAGAATCAGACAGTTGCACACTAAAAGATAACTTTCTAATTACTTTATTATATCTTTTATCAACATGTTTTTTGTATTTACCATGCGGTGCTTTATAATGTGTAAATTGCAAGTTGTCACTAAATCCAGATATATTAAACTTAAACCATTTATTATTTACATCTAGAATACATTTACTTAATCTATTAAAAATCCAACCTGTGGTCTCTGTATTGTAAGATATCCATTTTACTTTACTATCTCTGTAAGATTTTACTGTTTCTAATTCTTTTACAAGACCGTTTTGAAGTTTTTCTTTCATACACATATTTACAATTTCATCACATTCATTTTCTGTAAAAAGTTTATCAACGTTTACATAAAAAGGCACTGTGTCTTTTTCAAAAAAGATACTCATCTGTTTTCTTTTATTTTAAAATTATATGCAAAAGATATTCTAGTATCTTTAGATTTGTTTTGTTTTACTTGGTGAAACATATTAGATTTAAATATCACAAGTAAACCTTCTTTTGGAGGGACTTCAAAAGTCTTCCAAGTGTAAGGGTTATCTTGATTAAAAATATTTTTACCTACTGGCTCATGACTATTAAAAACTAAATTTCCAGAACCTTTAGGACTTTTTAAAAAATAAACTGCTGATATATCATCATGATCAGGTAAATGATTATGCATTTCTTGATAATCATGTTGATTATAAAAATTAAACCAACTAGATGATACTGAAATATTACAATTTGTAAAACCAATAGCTGTCATATAATTATAAACTTCAGCAAAAATCCAAGAATGTAAGTTATCAAACTCTTTATCCATATGGATAGGATAAGTCCCTGATGTATTATAAACACCACTTGACCAATTTAAACCACCCATTCCGATATTTGATTTAATTTTTTTACAATGTTTAATTAAATGTTTTTCTTTATGGTGATTTTTGTTTTCTTCAAAACCAATCACTGTTGGAAATAATTCCCTCAAATTCATATATCTTTCTTATATTGTTTTAACCTTGCCACTCCTCCCAGGCTTGATTATCTTCGCTCCATGTATATAATTTTCCATCATTTGGCATTGGTGTTGGTGCTTCCCACTGACAAGTATCTTCATTCAATGTCCAACTTGGATAATCTTTAGGTGGGATAAAAGCATCTCTTACAGGATCATAGTCCATACCTATACCAGCGTAATTTTTTCTTTGACTTCCATCTTTAAAAGTTTCAACAAACGATCCTGCAAATGTCGGATAAGAATCTATAAAATCTTGTTCCGCCACTATAACGTTTGTTACTCTTCCACCTTCTACTTTTGCCCAATATCTAGCCATATTAATTTACCGCGAACGTCCCTCCTGATGTAAACGTATGAAACGTAAAACCACCTGAACTTGTTATGGTTCCTCCACTCGCTTGCGTTCCACCTGCATAACGAACTATTACTACTCCATCACCTCCAGATCGGCCATTTCCTCCGCCTTCACCAGATCCTCCGCCGCCTCCGCCGAGACCGTCAGTACCATTTTGCATTCCACTATTTTGAAATTGTCCATTACCTCCGCCGCCAGTTCCACCTTGCGCACGTGTATTACCACCAGAACGAGTTGATCCACCTCCGCCTCCAGCGTATGTTACTCCATCTACCCAAGCAGTACCATCACCACCTGGTCCACCATTTTGACCACTACTATTTGAACCTGATTGATTTGCTCCACCGCCGCCTCCGGCAGCCTCACTTGGACCTGAACCTCCGTTATTTCCTTCGGATGGAGAGAAACCTCCTTGGTTACCAGATCCCCCAGATCCACCACCTTGGCCTCCGCCTCCGCCAGATCCTCCAGCTCCTCCAGATCTACCAGAAAAACCTCCACCTTGGCCACCACCAGTTGATGTAAAAGTTGTTCCTCCAATTACTATACTACTATCCCCACCTTTGTTACCGTTAGAGTTTCCTCCACCTCCACCGCCACCTACAGTGACAGATCCTGAAGATCCTCTTTCAACTTCTGTGCTTGAAAATTGACGAAAGCCTCCGCCTCCGCCCCCGCCACCTTGGCCTGGGTTTCCAGAGGCTCCGCCTCCGCCACCACCAACAACGAGATAATCAATTACTAAAGGTCCTAAAGCTCCTCCAGATCCAAATCCTAAAATTTGATATCCAAAACTTTTACCTTTTCTATTTTTAATAGTTCTTGTGCTCTTACTGGCTGTAAGTTTAGGGTCTATTCTTTTCATATTCTACTCCTATTATGCGTCGTTAGCAGCGTCAGTAGTAAAGAATATTTTTATACCTAAAAGTTTTGCATCAGCTGTTAAAGAATCTTCTGACACATCTCTTGATATTTGAAAGAACACCTCTTCATCTGTGCTAGGTGAACCGGCAATAGTTACTGCACCACTTTCTGCTGTGACATCTAAATCGTTTGCTGTTCCACTGTGAGCTTTTGCTGTTGGTGCAACTTGTGTACCAAAAGCTGTATTAATACTATCGTTATCTGCGATCGCGACACCAGATAATCCCCACGAAACAGTTCCTGTGTTTGTTGAGTCTGCTGTAAAGTAAGCTTGAAAAGTAATTGTACCTTCATTCCATGATTTAGGAAATGCTACAGCAAACTGTGCAAACTCATCTGAATCTTTGTCAAAATCTAAAGTTTTAATTTCAGGACCATTTGATAACTCAACTTGTTCTAAATCTGCACAACCATTTGTAGAGTTAGGGTACATAGCAACTGCTGGAACCCAAATAGTTTCTTTTCCTGCAATCTTAATCGCAGCTGTATTATCACCTCCGTCAACTCCTTTAACAACTCCAGTTCCATTAGGAGCTAAAGTTATATCTCCGTTAGCAGCGTCTGTAATAGTGATAGTTCCAGAATCTGTTCCAGAGTTTGTGCTTAAAACTAAATCTGCTGCACCACCAGTTGTAATTGTAAGAGCACCTGCACCATTTGAAGTTAATGTAGCTGCCGCTCCAGAGTCACCAACTTTTACAGTGTCTCCAGCAAGAACAACGTCTCCAGTTCCTTTTGGAGTAATATTAATGTCTATGTTTGAGTCACCACCCGTAGATGAAAGAGTTGGTCCTGCACCTGTTGCTGCATTTGCTATTGTAAATTCGTTTACCGCAGAACTTGTGGCCGTTAATAAAGCTAGTTCATTTCCATTAGTATCTAAAATAGATGTGCCAATTTTTGGTGAAGTTAAAGTTTTGTTTGTTAAAGTATCTGTTGAAGACGCAGTTATAAATCCAGCATCATCAATATCTGGATTAGTGCCATCATTAGCTGTAGCATAAACTAATTTTACTGCACTAGGAGGAACAGTTACACTGTCTCCTGAACCTGATACATATTTAAATACTACGTTTTGTGATCCACTTGTTGAATTTTTTAATACATAAAAATTTTGTACATCTAAAGGAATTGTTACGTTTCTTGCTCCTGTAAGAGATCCTGTAAATTCTATAACTCTGTGTGAAAGAGTTGCACCTGTTGATCCATCTGAAACCGATAGTGTTGTATCACCAGAATCCGAAACAGCTTGTGTGGTAAATCCACCAGATATTTGTTCTATAATTTGTAAATTAGTATTAGTTTTAGTTCCCCAAGTTCCTGCATTTTCACCAGTTGCCTGAAGTTCTATTCCTAAAGGTGTATAACTTGATGCCATATTTTTTCTCCTAAACTTATGCTGCTACGTTTGTATACGATGTATTTGAACCTGTGTCAATAGCTTGATATGCTTGAATTCCAAAACCTGTGGCAGTTCCAAAAGCAGCAACAGAAGCAGTGCCTGCTTGACCTGTTAATCCCATAACATCTGCAGGAGAAATAGATCCAACAGAAGAAGTTACAGAAACTCCAGTTAATCCCATTACGTCTGCAGGTGATAAATTACCTACTGCAGATGTCATCGCAAAACCTGTTGGTTCAATAAGAGGATTAGATGTAACAGTTGAATCACCAAGACTTACTGTTGCTGAAACTCCTGTTAATCCCATTACATCCGCAGGAGAAATAGATCCAACAGAAGAAGTTGCTGAAACTCCTGTTAAACCCATTACATCTGCAGGAGAAATAGATCCAACAGAAGAAGTTGCAGAAACTCCTGTTAATCCCATTACATCCGCAGGAGAAATAGATCCTACTGAAACGGTTGCAGAAACTCCTGTTAAACCCATTACATCTGCAGGAGAAATAGACCCAACAGAAACAGTGGCTGCTTGTCCTGTTAAAGTTACTGCAGGATCGGAAGTATCTCCCCAAACTTCATCACCCCAAGCATCTCTACCCCATCCTTGTTCATTCTGTGCTATAAGAGTTCCAACTGAAACAGTTGCTGAAACACCGGTTGGTGTAACAGTTTGAGAACTATCTCCCCAATCTTCAAATCCCCAAGTATCTCTGCCCCATCCTTGTTCGTTAAAAGCTGTAAGAGTTCCAACTGAAGCAGTTAATTCAAAACCGGTTGGTGAAATTACGGGATCAAAACTTTCTCCCCAAGGTTCTTCACCCCATTCATCTCTTCCCCAACCTTGAGCTGCATAAGCTGCTGTTGTTCCAAGTGATGAAGTAATAGAAAAACCAGAGGGTGATACACTATTACTATCTTGTTCACCCCAAAGTCCTTGACCCCAGGTTGTTCCAGTTCGGTTCCAGGTGTTTGACATAAGGAAGACCTCCTTATGCTATTCGTATTATTGCGTCAGTTGCGTCTGCTGTTGGGAATTGAATAGTGAAAGTTCCACTTGTTACAGTTTTATCAGAACCAAAAGCTATCGCACAAACAGCTTTATTAGATTGTGAAGAATTATAAATTAATGCACCATTAGCTGTAAATGAAGCTGAAGTATAACTTACATCGTCAAAATCACAGAATGCAGTTGTTCCTGATGTAGTCGGTGTAACGCTTGTTAATGTTGCACCACCCGAAGTGTATGCAGTTCCAGATGTGTTAGTAATTTCATTAGTTGTTGAAAATGCTGTTGTCCCTGCACCTAATGTTGCAGAACTTGTGTATAGAGCTATTTTAAATGTGTCTCCAGTTGTAGCAGTAAAGTTATGTGTTCCAACTAAAATTTCTTGTTTGAAACTTGTACAAATTGCCGATGTTATTGCCATAATTTTTCTCCTATGGGTTTGCCGAGGTTACTGGTATTCTAACTGCGCCGTTTGTGTAGTCGTCTCTTCGTCTTCTACCAACTTGCTCGTTAGCAAACTTTTGTACCTCTTGTTTATACTTATTTTCATATAATGTCAACATATCTATCGGACCTTTTAAAAATCCATATGCCTCTGATAAACAACAATATAATAGTCCATTTGGAAAATTCATACTAATATAATTGGTGTTGTCACCCTCTAATAGTGCAGGAGCTGCATTATAGTGAACTCTAAATTTGTATGTTGTATCAGGGACAGGAGCAAACATCATTCTTCCAGATGTTGTGTCAGATTCACCAGTTCCACCACCAAACATGGCATAATATTTAGGTTGGCCCCTTTTAGCTGATGCTGTTGAAGACACATATTCTTGTAAATAAGTTATGTCTTTTTTCTCTAACCAAACATTAGGTCCTGTAATTTCTGACGTAGAATCATAGACCTGAATACCTCTTATAAAGACAGCTCCTGCTGGAGCATTAATTGTTTCTTGTCCTGTAACTAAATTACCCGATTGTTGTTTTCTGTCTGCATCGATAGGCACATCTCTAAATATTCTATATTGTGCATTTAATCCTGATGCACTTAATCCAGCCATTATCCAATCCTCGCTAATTCTCTACATTTAGGACAACGATGTTTATATTTATTGTGTTCATTACAAAACCCTCTAGGATGTAACATTACTTCATGTGCATCTATTTGTTCTTTAGGTTTAAACCAAGATTTTATTTTTTCTATAATTTTTTTAATCATGCGCTTAATGTAACTGGTCCTACTGAACAACCAGGTCCTCCTCCTTTAATTCCACCAACTGTAGCAGTATCTGTATCAACTGTAAAGAAGAAGAAATTTGCTACAGCATAATCTGTGCTTATTCTTGCACCATCTCTAAATATTCCAGTTGTTATTGCGTATCCTGCTGCTTTTGCAATATTAGCTCCAGTAATACCATCAAAGTCTGCAGGATTATTATATTGAAAAGTTCCGCCCCCACCTGTGTTTAAAGCAGGTGCCCCTCTAAATCTGTAAGTTGTTCCGTTTGTTAAACCGTGTCCAGGTGCAGTTACATTAATAACTCCAGATCCTGCTTGATAAGTTTCAAAAGCATCTTCTGGTAAAGAATAAGGAACTGCGTTTTCTGTTCTTGCAGTTCTAACGTGTCTTAACGCAATACCATCAGCACTAGTTGGTTTTGGTTCTAATTGTGGTTGCTTTGGTTCAAATTCAGATACATGAACAAAAGATCCATTCCATTCTCTAACCATTTCTCTATACGGAAACTCTAAACCAGATCTATCTGATATTGCTTTTGCATGTTTACCTGTTGCGTATTTTGACATTATACTCCTGGGTAATAAGCTTTAGGTGTTATGTGAGTGCTAGAAGCAGAGCCATCTTCTGCTAATGCTCTTGCTAATTCATCTTCATAAGCAAGTTTCATAACTTGAACCATTTGTGGTTGATATTTTTGCGCTAAATAATATGCAAGTCCTGATACCATACAAGGCACAAATCTAAAAGGCACATCTGTTGCATTTGTGTAGTCTCCAACATCTTGTATTCTTTTTATAAAAAAGAAATGCATATCTTTAGATGCATTTGTAGAGTCAGGTGTTGGATAAATATGTATAGTAACTTTATCTATAAATCTTTCTACCCAATATTGATTAGGTGTACCTTTTGATAATTTATTAGAAAAACCTGCATAAGTTGATCTATCAACTTTAGTCATAGGACTATCTGATTGTGTAGTTTGAGTTCTATTAGATCTTAATTGTGCTTCAAGGACATCGGATATTCCAAATACACTAGCTGGATCTGTAGTTGTTGCAGAAGTTCCATCTCCACTAGATCTAAAAAAATCATAGTCTGCTTGACCTTCAATAAGATCCAAATTAGTCGAACCTACTTCCCAATAGTGAATACCTCTATTACCCCATTCTTGAAATAAGATATTAAGAGATCTTCTCGCAGATTTAAGTTGATAACCTGCTGCAGAATTTAATCCT